CCCCCGTTTTTGAGCCCCGACAACGGCTATGCCAATTTGCTATAGCACCGACAACGTCAGAGCACATCGGCATAGCCGTCATCAGAGCCCCCCCGACAACGTCATCGCTCAGCGACAACGTCATCGTTCAAGGGCAGGGACAGGCATTGGCGGCGCCGTCTGCGACGACGCACCAGACCTGGGCGCACTGCGGGAATGCGCCCGGGTCTGCCCAGCACGCTGGGCAATGGAGAAGGTTTGGACGGTGTTGTGTGCTGTAGCCCAGACAAGGGCATGGCCACCGGCCATGACAACGTCGGTGACGTTGTCGGGTGTGCCCGGACGTGTCCGGGTCATGGCGTGTTACTCCCACGCTTGCAGATTCGTCCCCCGTGACCGACCCTAGGGGGACCGTTGACGCATCGGTCATGCGCTGGCACGGATGCCCCGACATTGACTAGGCTGCCGACGATTTTTCAGGTCGTCCGGATTGCCGTTGTCGGGGTGGTGCCACCACGTCACTGTTTCACGCGTTGCCGGTCTGCTGTCCGCTGTCGAATATCCCGACGCGCTCCCAGACCCCACCGGGCACAGCTGTGCCTGATCGTCGAAGATCGGGCAGGGAGCTGGGCAAGGTTGGGGTGACAACGTGAGCGCCTGGCGCTGCATCGGCGCACCTGGCCATCGCCCCATGACAGGGTTTGGCTACGGTGCCCGGTGTGCTGGCGTTGATCGCTGGCGTTGTCGGGGTCTGGGCTACGCGGCGGGCCAGTCCTTGGCATGGGGGACGGGCGCGGCGTTACTTGGGTGACGTGGCCCACCGCTTAGGTGCGGTGGTCACTGATAGGGGGTATCTGACGCGGTCGCCGCGGTTGTCGGGGCACAAGGTGCGGCCGGGGCCAGGCACCATGTAAGGCATGGGCCAGGACGTGGGCGCACCCGTCCATCCACGGCGAGCCTATCGGCACGGCGTGGGGGCAAGCCCCCAACATTTTCGGGGCGGTTGTCGCGTCAGATTGTGAAAGATCCAGCGGAGGGGGCAACCTTGACCGGATCACGGGGCACGGGGCCACGTGGGGGCAAGGGGCGCCGGTCACACCTTGTAAGGTGTGCCGCGTCAAGGGCGATGCCTTGACTAGGGGTTATCCTTTGCTATCTTTTTGATAGCAGGGGATAACCCCCAACAATGTTGGGGGCGATGCGTCAGAAGGGGGCCATGGCGGGGGCGCTGGCCTTGACGCTGGCGGGAGCTTGCGTCAGATGGGCCAGCTTTGCGGCCATGGCATCCCGTTCGATCTTGAGCGCGGCATTTTCAGCCGTCAGACGGGCGATTTGTTGGGCCGGGGTTTCTTTACTGGCGTCCTTTTCCTTGACTGTAGGGGCCGGAAAGAAGGCGATGAAAAGGGCCGCGCATTCGTCAATGGCGGCATCATGGCCGGCTTGATCCGCTGCAAAGGACTTGCCCGGAATGGTCAAGGCGTGGGCGGCAAGGGCGGCCCATGCGTTACCAATTTTGCGGGCGGTGCCCTTGCCGCTGGCCATGGCATCCCACAAGGCGGATACAAGGGGGCCATGGCGCACGCTGGCGGATTGCTGAAAATCAGTCTTATTGCCGCCCGTAGCAAACCACGTCGAAAGAATGGGGGCGATAGCGTCAAACAGGCGCTCGACCTTTTCAGCGTGCCCCTTTGCGGGGAACAGAATGGCAAGGGCTTGCTTATCGCCCATGGTCAGACGCACGGTGCGAGCGGGGGCGGAGGGCTTGACGTTGGCGGGGGCTTGCATGGTTTGAACTCCATAGGATTTAGGGGCGCCCCATGTGGGGCAATGGCGCAGCAATGCGCCGCAAGGTGTAAGAGCTAAAGGGCATGGGGCGTTACCCATGGCAAGCATTATATACCGAACATATTCGGTATTAACCACATAAAATACTCAACAATACTGGGGTAAACCCTTAGGCGCTGACGGGTAGGCTTTTCTGACAGGCTGGCCGGCGGCCGGGTAATACCTACCGTTTTAGCCGCCAAAAATCTGGCCCACTTTGCATACCAGACATATGTGTGGTACAGTGTAGGGATGAAATTCACCAAAAACCCAAACGCGCCCGACAACGAGAAGATGCAGACCGTTGTTGCCCGAATCGCAGCAGGAGAGCTGAGTAGAGAACAAGCCTCCACGGAACTCGGCATACCCTTCTCGACCTTTTCGACCTACCTGAGGAGAGGGGGGTTTCTCGAACAGTTGAGGCATACCCGCCGAAACACGGGCGAGCACAACGCGAACTACGACCCTGAAAAAGCCCCCGCCTACGCCGAGGCCCTGGCAGACGTGTTGAAGGCAAATGCTGAAAGAGGCTCCATAACCAGAGCAGCCAAAAAGCATGGGGTGAATACTATTGTTCTGGGTAGAAAAGTCCGGAAAGCCCTGGGTACGGCTTAAATAAATTCCAACGCGTAAGCTGGAGAAGAGCGAAATGCCAACAGCAAAAACGGAAACACTGAAGGAAATCTCAGAGGCGTATTCCAAAGCCCGCGAACATGTCACCCGGTGGTATCGGTGGTCTTACGAGGACGAGGAGTTTTCAAAGCTGGTTAGGGAATTTGCCTGGGCAAATTACCGAGGAGACCTTACTGTCGAAAATCCAGAGTACGCTCGCAAGTACCGGGTGTTTAATCGGGATAGGCTCCGCCAGAAGGCCGCTGAGAGGTACAAGGCGAGCCAAGCCACGCTAGAGAAGGCCGCCGCGAGGGAGAAAAGGAACCGGGCCAAAGCGGAAAGGCTTTCCGAAGACCTGCGCCACCGGGAGTGGTTGAAGGCGGCCAAAGCCTATCTTCGGGCCCTGGACGAGCCGGAGAGAAAGGAATTGGCCAGGAAGAGGCGGAATGAAAACCGAAGGCGGAGGCAGAAAGAGAAGATAGACTCAGGAGCCTATCTTGATGCGCTGGCCCACGACCCACGATCAAAACTTGCGCCCTGGGCCAATAAGTCAGCGATCTTCCGGATTCGCGCGGAAGCCCGAAGACTGTCCCGTGATACCGGGGTAACCCATCACGCGGATCACATCTACCCTATCAAGAGCCCCCTGGTTTGCGGTCTTCACTGCGAGCGAAATCTTCGCGTGGTTCCGGCAGAAATAAACATTGAGAAGTCCAACTCTTTGCCCGGCTGTTGCGCCGAAGAGCTGTGGGATCCTGTTAGCCCAGAGGTTTACTATGACGGCGAACTGCTTTTGCAAATGACAAGGCGTAGGGCACTGGAGGAGGAAAGGGAAGAGGTAGCCAGAAGGGAGCGGGAGGAAGCCAGAAAGATTCGTGAGAAAGCCAGAAGGGCTGCCGCAAGGGCTAGACCTAAAAAGAAGCGGGGTAGAAAACCAATGACAGCTGAACAGGCGGCCAGGAAACCGGCGGTGCAGGCGCTGCTTGCAGGGGCGTCGATCCGAGGGGTTGTCCGGGAGTTCGGAGGAACAGGGGTGGACCTGGTCAGGTACGCGAGACTGGTGAACCCCGACTACAGGAGTCCGCATCACAAGCACGGGCGAGCGAAGGCCGTGCGTTCCACATAGTGAAATTTCACATAGTGAAATGACCTCCCGACGCACCCGATCGCCCCGGCGCACCCCTGCGGGGATAGCCAATACACCCGCACTGCAGCAAAAATCAGTGCTGGATGCGCAAAAACAGGCCGAAAACGACCGAAATCGACAAAAAACAGGGGAAAACCCCGGCTTTTTGCGCAAAAAGTGAGGAAAACGGGGTCAAAACCCCTGTTCTGACCAAAAAGACCTACTACGAGGCCAACAAGGAGCGCCTAAAGGCCGCCTCGCGCGAGCGCTACGCCAACCTCAGCCCCGCGGAGCGGGCCTTCAAGCGCTGGCGCGGCCAGGCCCAACCAACGGCCCCAAAGCCGGGCACCAAGAGGGCGTCGGACCCCCGCAAGGTCGCCCTGGCCATGGCCTACTGCAACTGGAGCGACATCGACGAGGTCGTGCGCATCTACCTGGCCTGCGCGATCATGAATGCCCTGGGCTGGGGGCACTACCAGGTCGCCCACATCGTCCCGCTCAGCTCGTACCTTGTCTGCGGGCTGCACACGCACACGAATTTGACCGTCCTGACCCACCGGGAGAACCAGGTCATGGGCAACCACGTGTGGCCGGGCATGCCGGAGTACGACTGGAGCACGATTGACCTGCTGCTGACGCATCCCTAGTATTCCGCCCACAAGAACAAGAGCCGTGTCAAGCGGCCAACACCCTGTGAGCGCATTCGACCTCCCGGGCGCCGCAGCCAGCCGCCCCGACAACGCCAACGCCAGCACCACCGGCAACCCTGACCTCCTCAACAGCGCGGAGGGCATCGACCTGAGCGGCCTGTCGATGATGGGCCTGTTGGCCCTGCGCAGCCGCGTGCACAGCTTGCTCCCGGCCGTCCACCTCAAGGACATGGACCTGTCGCAGGAGCTGGTGCTGCAGGTGGCGGCGCTGCAGGAGCTCCAACGCTTGACCATGGGCGCCGAAGAGGTGCCGGCCAACCAGCAGGCGCAGGTGGCCAACAGCCTGAGCGCGGCGTTGGTGAACCTGGTCAAGCTGCAGGGCGACGTTCACACGTCAGAACGCCTCAAGAAGATCGAACGGATCCTGATAGAGTCGATCCAGGAGCTGCCGACGGACGCCCAACAGCGCTTCCTTGATGCCTACCAGAAGGGTTTGGAGGCTGTGCTGTGAAGTGCTCAAAGTGCGGGTTCGAGGGGGAGGCCGGCGTTCACTTCTATGTGCGCAGTGGTGGACGGCCTATCGCCCAGTGCAAGGAGTGCGTCAAGGCCGCGGTCCGCGCCAGGAACGCCCCGGTCGTTGCCGAGAATCAGAATAAGCGGCAGCAGGAGCTGCAAGCGCGCAGCGCCCTCACCCACAAGACCTGTGTCAAGTGCGGCTGCACGAAGTCGCTGGATCAGTTCTACGAGGCCAAGCGAGGGCTGCTCGGTCGGCGCTCTGACTGCATCGAGTGCAACATCGCCAAGGCCCGCCGGTGGGCTGTGTCCAACCCCGAGAAGGTCAAGCAGATTGCCGCCCGCAAACCGAGGGACGGGATGCACCACAGGGTCGCCCGCAGGCAGACGCCACGCTGGGCCGACCGCCAGAAGATCCGGGAGGTTTACGCGCGGGCGGAGAACCTCGGCCACCACGTCGACCACATCTACCCGCTGAGGGGGAAGCTGTGCTGCGGCCTGCACGTTCACCACAACCTGCAGACGCTGCCGCCGGAGGAGAACCAACGCAAGTTCAACCGCATGCCTGAGGAGATGGGGTATGCATGAAACCGCGGCTCAACACCTCTCGCGCATCAGGCAGGCGACCACCAACAAACTCGGACGGGGAGACCTTGCCCAGTGGATTGAGCGGAACACTTTCATCGGCGGAAAGCCGTTTAGCTTCAAGCACCACGAGTACCAGCACCAGATCCTCAAAGACGATGCACCCGAGCTGGTGATCCGAAAGTCCGCCCAGACAGGCATTTCGGAGATGTCCCTGCGAGCCGCCGCGGGCCTGGTGATGATCATGCCGGGATCGTTCCGCATCGGATACATCCTGCCAACTGCCACCTTCGCCACGGATTACGCGAAGACCCGGTTCAGTCCGATAGTGCAGGGCTCCCCAGCTCTACGTTCCGCGATTTCCAGCGATGACGTGGACAAGGCCGACATCAAGACGTTCGGCCCGGGGCGCGAAATCTACTTCAAGGGGGCGGCCACGGGCAACGCGGCCATCTCGACCACCCTTGACATGCTCATCAAGGATGAGGCCTCGTTCTGCGATCAGGAGGTCCTGGGGGACTACACGAGCCGGCTGATCCACTCCCAGTACAAGTGGTCCATCACGCTGTCAACGCCGACGTTTCCTGGAGATCCGATCGACGAGGCGTTCACGGCGAGCAAGCGGCACTTCAACTTCTGCCGGTGCGAGCACTGTGGCCACCGGTTCGTGCCGGACTACTATGAGCACGTGAGGATCCCCCACTGGGACAAGCACCTCGACGAGATCACGAAGGAGAACCTGCACCTGGTGCGCTACCAGGACGCATGGTTGTTGTGTCCGAAGTGCGTGAAGCCGGTGAGCCTGCAGCCGGATCACCGGGAGTGGGTCTGCGAGAACCCGACGGAGAATCACCGGGCAAACGGGTATCAGGTCAGCCCTTTCGACGCACCCAACGTCGTCACGCTGCAAGACCTGATCATCGCCTCCACCAAGTACGCCAACAAGGCCAAGTTCAAGCAGTTCAGCCTTGGGCGGCCGGCTGCCGACGCCGAGAGCGGGCTGACGGATGAGGACGTCGAGCGCATCGGGTTCCAGCTCGGGCAGACCCCCTTCAACACCCACGTCATGGGCATCGACCTGGGCCTGACCTGCCACTTCATGGTGGGCGGTGTGGCCAACGACGGCACGCTCGTGGTGGTGCACGCCGAGCGGGTGCCGCTGCGGGACTTCCGTAACCGGTACACGGCCCTGGCCACGCAGTACCGGATCACGATCAAGGTCTCGGACATCATGCCGTACACGGACCTGATCATGTCGCTGAGCGAGCAGGACGTGAACCTGTACGGGGGCCTGTACGTGGCCAAGGGCGGCATGGAGGTCTACGACGTGCGCAAGCGCGAGGAGGACAACGACACAGCCCTTGCTGGGCTGCGCCAGGTGGCCATCAACCGCAACGCGCTGTTCGATCGCCTGATGGCGGAGATCCGTCCTGCCGACGAGAACGCGGCGCCTGGGATACGGATCGCCAAGACACAGGAGTGGGAGACGATCCGGGCGCACTTGACGGACATGAAGCGGGCCCAGGCGGCGCTGCGAAACGGCGAGTTCACCACGATGTGGCAGAAGTCCAACAAGGGCAAGGACCACTACCACCACGCCCTGGGCTACCTGTGGGTGGCAGCGCAGATGCGCGGCGTCGCCGCGGGGGTGCTCAACACCGGGATCCTGGGGGTGAGCAAGTTCAAGGTCACCGGCCCGACCAAGCGGTAGGGATTGCTTTTTCGCCACCCGCGGCCCCAATGTGGGCCGAATGCTGGAGAAGCTCAAGTCGTTTTTTGGGTTCGGTGCCGCCTCTGAAGAGGGCGGCGGCTACGCCATGGAGCGGTCCGCCGCGGGCAAGCTGCCGGACATCGTGGACCCGAAGGTGCCCAACCGGCAGCAGACGATCCCGTCGACGAGCAAGCGCACGAAGACGACCAAGGGCGACCAGAAGCTCTCGGAGACCGACCGCCGCACGGCCAACCTTGACCTCCTGACGCTGCGCAACGGCATCAGCACCAAGGCCACGATCCGAGACTTGTCGGCCGTCAGCCCGGACCTCTCGGGCAGCCAGTGGGCCTACCAGCGCCTGGTGGTCACGCGCAACTTCACCGCGCTGGCGCGCAACCTCGACGGGACTTTGAACCCGGAGGCGACCACGCTCACGCAGCAGTTCCTCTCGCGACTGAACTACCTGACCGACTACACGGACGGCTTCAACGGCATGTCCTCGGTGCACGCGCTGGCGGAGGCCTGGTGCAAGGAGCTGCGCAACTACGGCAGCTGCGCGGGTGAGCTGGTGCTGGACAAGGCGCGCATGCCCAGCCGCGCGGTGCCGATCTCGACCACGCAGATCG